TAAAATAGAAAATAACATCGCCTTTCTGCGGTTGCTTGTGCCATCTCCCAGCCTTTTTAAATTGACTGGCTCCATTTGGCGTAAACTTGAAGTAGTCGCCGCACAATGCCTTTTGCCCTCTCTGATATGGATTCATATAGTTCCCCTTTCATAATTAAAAAGGGGCAATACATTGCTGTACTGCCCCCAAGTCTGCCCTACAGCTCTACGCCGGGTCCATTCTCCTTGTCCTCTTCTCCTACGCCTCTGCCATAGCCGACAGGGTGCGGGGAATTGTCCGCTTTGCTGTCCTTTACCGGGACTTCCTGCTTCTTGGCATCCTCGTCAATGCCTTCGTACCTTTCAAAGGGCTTGTTCTTACTCATACGCTTTCCTCCTGTTATATAAGTTATTGTGTAAGCTGCTTGCCGACTTGGTTAACTCCGGTAGAGGCAAGGCCGCTTACAATTCCAATAGCTACCGCATTTAAAATATCCTTTGCCGGAAAATCCGGCATAGTCAGCATTCCCACAACGCCAAGCGCAGCGCCGGAGAATCCGCAGATTACAGGAATGAATTTATTATTCAAACCCTCTACTGCCTTACACCCCGCTCCAATGAGGTACACAATCACTGTAATAGCTACTACTGTTCCGATTCCAAAATCCATGCTTCTTTCTCCTTTCTAATGCAGAAAATCATTACTTCTTAGCTTCTTGTCGTATTGTTCCATAATGAACCGCGTAACGCTTTCCATCATGGGGGTATCAAATTTCCGATGTTCCTTGCAATAGTCGCTATAGCACTTGATATCCTCGAATACTTGAATGAACCTATCCTTCTCCACGTTTTTCCCTTCTGTCAAATCATCCCCAAATCTTTGGATCCGTACTTTTGCGGCCGTTGCTTTTACTTCTTCGATTGAGTCATTCGCCCTTACTACCTTTTCGTCCAGCTCCTCCAGCTTCTTGGCGAATAAGGATTGATTGTCCAGCATTTCCTTATTGATTTCCTTCCCAATAAAGGAAAAAAGAATGCTCCACGGCTTTTTCCCTTCTGGGGCAATCTTCTGAATTACTGTAACAAGGACAAGCAGAATCCACCCTAGCGACTGGATGATTATTCCCACGTCAACCAAATTAAAAAGCTCCTTAACCTCTCCCATGCATAGCTTCTCCTCCTTCCTACATTTCTAACGCCATAATACAAACCATTATTTTTTGATACCCTAGCAATAAAAAAGAAAAGGACAAGTTTCCTTGTCCTCTCCTCCTTATTTTTTCGCCCATTGCTTTAGGTCTTTTTCGGTGTACAGCTGTTTTCCATCGTATGTAATTCGTAGAATCTTTTTTAAGATTGCATCGGATTCCGCTGGATTCCCGATTGCATCCACATACGCCTGTTTATATTTCTTTGTTACAGCTGCCTTAATACTCTTTCGGATTTCATTGCTATCGTTTCCTTTTGCTATCTGGTAATTAACATAGTTATCAAAAGTTTCTTTATATCCTTCAGAACGCTCAAATAGTTGTTCCGCTAATTCATCGTCCTTGATAGGCTTTAGTTCTTGAAACGCTTTTGTTACAGCACCATCAATCATGGAATCGCTATAACCATGGTTATGCAGATACTCCCTTTCCTCCGAAGAATCAACGCCATCAAGTTTTTTCTGCGCCATTTCTGCTATGGTTTCGTCTCCGGCAAGCGTGGCTTCAAGCTTTTCGTTGATAAAGTCATCCCCTAATTTTTCTTGCATATCTTTGATGATCTTATCTCCTGTATTCTTGTCTCCTACACTATATGCTTTCAACGCAGAAGATAGGAACCTATTTACATTTACATACTTATCACGATTGTTTTTTGCCTCCATTCTGAACACGGCTTTATCTCTAAAGTACTGAATGTCGGCATCATCTGAAATGTCATACGCCCAAGTATCAAAGACTGCTCCAGCATCTCTTAAGATATTGTGCAAGGGGATTCCTAATGCATTTGCCGCATTACTCATTTTATAAATCGTTCCACCAAGGCCAACCTTAGAATCTCCATTTATATAATCCGCGAGGTCTCGAATAGAAGTCATTACATCTTCTATTGGCTTTGTCGCAAAATCATTTCCTGAAGAAAATTTTCTTTTCCCAGCCAGTGAAGCAAGTGCGGCTTCAACCTTTTCGCCTATAATCGGAATCGTATTCCAAAATTTTATATTGTTGGCGTAGTCATTCAAAAATAAATCTACATATCTATCCCCAAACTTCTTCTCCTTATCTTTGCTTCTCATTGCAGACAAGAGGGAAGCCGCCGCAGATACAAGCGCTTGACCTATTGCACCTATCATTAGAGTTTTTATGAATTTATCAGCCTTTATTTTCCCTTTTTTATAGTCTGAATAGGCACGGTAAACCACATTATAGGTTTTAGACGGCTCGGACATAAATGATGTAGCCACTTTTGCAAGTCCGTCTTTGCTCTTCATTGCGCTGGTTCTGTTTAAAACAGTATCAACAACCTGTGTCTGATCTATAACATCATTAAATATTTCTGCCGCTGCTTTATAGTATTCCTCTGTTCCCTTCTTTAAATTTGTAGTGCCTTCCACTTTCTTTTCTGCCGCATACCACAAGCGCTTCCAAGCAAATTCATCTCCTTTTTCCAAGAGCCAGAAGGTAGCATTTCTTGCTTTTTCTAATTTTGTTTCTTCTCCTGTTAGCAATGTTCGTGTTGACTTTGTGCCAAGATTAATATCATAGGAACCCATAGCCTTCCATGCGGCTATCGGCGCATACTTTTTGGCTAGTGCCCATTCCTTATTTGCCTCTGCCAAAGGAAGAGAAAGTCCTTTTAATAAATACTCACCCTCTATAGCCGACCACGCTCTCGCATAGGACATAGGCTGTTGAATGGCTACTCTAAGGTTTCCGCCAACAAGGGCGCCTTTATAAAGTCCAGCCGCACCATAAGCAAGCTTCCCGGCAGTACTCTCGTCCCCTCTTCCTCCGTTCAGGTCTCTTATAAGGTTCATAAAATAATCAGTTCCGCCTTTTCCCATTACTCTGGACATTTCCCTATGGACAGAATCTCCATTCTCATTTGTCATGTTGTAGAACTTTTGCAAGTCGATAATTGCTGGGAAATATGCATAGTATGTTGTCATTTCGTCCATGTGACGACTCAAGACATCAAAGGCATCTTCCAACACCAAGGCATTATAGGCTTCTTTCTGCAAGGATTTTGTAAATCCCTTGTTTTTCAAAGTCACCATCATTTTTTCCAGATCCGAATTTTTCATTGTCAAGCTATCGCTATCAACCTTAATTGGCACGTAATTCTTTTCCAAGAATTTATCATAGCCATACACCGCATTACTAGCTTCGTTGCCGAAGGAAGACAAAAGCTTAGAGTACATGTAGCGCATTTTTTCCGCCAATGCGATTTCATTCTCCGTTAAGTTTTCTTGAATAATGGTATTTATTTCCGCTTCCGTGAGTTTATACACGGTTTTATCTCGTTTAACCACCAATCCAACCCTCCTATCTGGAAGAACAAACCCTCCAAGACTATCCTCTATAGTTTTTCTGGAAGTGTCCTTGTCTGTAACCTCTCCAAGGAGATGCATTCTTGCTTGGTCTCTCAAAATATCAAGATATGCGGAAATGATTTGAGCCTTGCTTATATTGATTTCCTTTTTTACTCCTTCTTTCTTGTCTAAAGCCATAACCTTCACATTAGTTTCAGACATTTTCTTTATATCTTTTTCAGATATATTAAGTTCTTTTATTGACTTTTCAAAATAATCAGAAGCCTTAATTGTAGCGCTGGTTTTTTTATCTAAGGAGTGCCGCAAAACCTTATACATTGAATCCCCGCCATCTCCGAGTTCATGAAAAAATGTCGGTGCATCCAGCATCTCGTACTTTAAGAAATTCTTTGCCTCATTTATGCCGACTACGTAGTCAGTTCCGGTCTTCTGCTTTTTATATTCGTCAATTACTTGATCCACTATATCCGACATACGTTTACCAGTACTCTCGGAAATAAACTTGTTTTGGCTTTCCACAATCTTCTTCAGTCCTCGCAAGCTGTTTCTCAAAGTCTGAAGCTGTTCAGTAGTAAGCCGGTTCATATTTCCGCCAATCCCCTCAACTGCTTCCTGTATTTCTTGGAGGTTCGCCTTTAAATCTGGATCTATATGTAGATACATTCCCTTTCCATCTTTCTCGGTGAATATATCTCCGTTGTTCTCCGCTTCTTGCAGTCGCCTATTCAATGTTTCAAGATTCTTTGCGAACTCCCCAGCCGTCATGCTAATTTTAGGAAGCTTCCCGTCATAGGTATTAACAGAGGAAAAATCTACAGAGGAAAGCACCGGCACAAGGTCTTTCAAAAGCACCTTGGGCACGTGCAGATTATCCGTAGGATTTACGGCCATATTCATTAAAGCCTTAGAATCCCTTACAATTTCCCTCTTGTAAATCTGTCTATGGCGCTGTTCGTCCTGTTTCTCTCTATACGCTTGGTGCAATTCCCTTCTGGCTTGATATTCAAGTCCGGTTTTCTTCAGAATCCTAGCTTCTTCCCGGATAAATGTATCGTAGTCAATTAGGCTATCCTTGTAGTCCGCTCTTAATGCCTTGATTCTGGCAACGCTCTTTTCGTCCTTCTTCTCTGCCTTGGCAATGTACTTTTCAAGCTTTGCCTCGTACTTCTCTCTGTATTCCTGTTCAAGGCTTGCCCGGGCATCTTCCTTCAGCTTCTTATAACTCTTCTTGTACTTGTTGTTTAAACTCTCCTCTCCTACCTCGAAATAGGCATTGAAAATCTCGTCCGCCAGCCTGTCCACAGCATGATTATATTCCTCTCCGGGGAAATGCTCATAGTCCTTAGGGCGCAACTGCTCGAATCCGTCCAGAATCTCCAAAGCAACGTCTGCATCGTTGCTGGTGAAATCATGCTCCGGGAACTGATTGGGGAACTCGCGCTGCAGTTCTCTGTAAATATCATAGATATTGTTCTGATGATCCGCATTCGCCTTTCGGATATCCACCTTGCCAAAGTATTTCTTTCGCAATGCGCCGAATCCGTCCGGATAAATATCCTCGATATACTCTTCCGGAATATACAACGGCCGCTTATCAAAGAATCCCTTGAATGCCTTGTACTCCCTTACTTCGTCCTCATCTTGATACTGGGCGTTGTCGATAACTTCCCTAGCGATAGAACGGCTTACCCTTGTTACCTCTCCGCCGTCAATGTTCTTGCTTTCCTTAAGGTACTGATAGAGCCCCGTCAACTGCTCCACTAAGTCGCTTTTCTTGAAGGAAGATTTGAACTCGTCCAGCATTCTATCCGCTGTCTTTCTCACATCAGATTGAGAGGGAACATGGGATTTCTCAGCGTTTAAGACTTCGCTTAGATAGTTGTTCGCTTTCTTCAGTTCGCTGTTTTCCTCCTCCAGCGCATGATAGTATTCTTCGGAAATATCAAGCTGGTGAAGAATTTCGTTCGCCGATGTTGTATCTCCAGTAGTTGAATCTTTTGTATTATTGGACTGTGAATTAGTAAAATTCTGCAATTCATTTTGGAAATACGGTTCAACTTTATTTGAATCATTTCTCGCCTTCGGGTCTACATTCTGAAGAATTTTATTGACATCCATTTGGAAGCGTGCTAAATTAAACCCAACAACAGAGGTTGCGGGTAAGACCAGGCTTAGAGATGCTGGGGCTGTGCCTCTGTTCTTTTTTGTGTCTTTGTAAGTATAATTTTTCTTTCTTTCGCTAGGTTCAATATATAACAAGTCTTTTTTGTGTGTTTTTAAATACGTTCCGAACTCTTCTTTTCCA